GAGGGAAAATTCACAATTCTGGTGGGCAGCGGGTGTCAGAACATAAAAAGCCTTGAGGTGGATTTCGGCGGACTGGATGTAGAGTATTTTCCAGCGCACCCCTCACAAGAAGAGAAGAGTATTTTTGATTTTGGCAGCAAGACAGAGGACTTAGTTGTGCCAGCTAATTGGCGCGGCCCTTTGCTAATGCCTATGACGAGAGATAAATAATTATGGCTAATACATACAAATGTGTGAGGTTTGAGCCTATGTGCTCATGCGAGGACAACAGTAAAGTCTGTTCTGTTGTGATCGGTCTAACTGCAACAGACGAAACCGAGAAACATTCTGCTTATGTGGATGGCGTTCATAATTACGACGAGGATAACAAGCCCACGTTGGATGAGGTGAAGTCGGGGGCATCTGCTCTTGTAAGCCAGTTTGCTGCTAACCACGGGTTCATTGCCCAGTTGGATAGCCAGATTGAAGCCAGTAAGCTGCGCGATGTTCCACCCGAAAACTTTGAAGCTCCAGAGATCACCATTGATACCTCGGTGGCAGCAGAGGAGGGCAGCCCAGCCAACCCAGCAACGGAGGAATCCAGCAAGGAGGAAGAGTCCGAGGAAGAAGAATCCAGCGAGGAAGAGTCCGAAGGTGGCGAGTAAATGCACTAACAAGGATTGCTTTGAGGATACTTGCAAGGGGGAGTGCGGAAAGGACAAATAGGTATACTGTCACAGTATAAGGTTGGCAAGGGTTGGGGTATATTGATATAATATCCACTCTTATGGCTGATACTGATAAACAGCAAGTAACACAGGCGTTGCAAATTCTTGCAAACGCATCGGCTCAAGCTAGGCTAACTAGCCCGGAACACGATCAAGTTAGGCAGGCTGTGCAAATACTAGCACAAGAGCTTGGCATAACTGAAGGGCAACCAGAACAATCTCCTGACATAGAAATGCCAGAGGTTGTGGAGGGTTGATATGGGGTGGATTGACGATATTAAAGTGTGTTTTGCTAGTGTTCTTGGTGTGGGGAATTGGATGCTAAAAATTGATATCGTCCTACAAGTGGCAATTAGTGTTGCCACTTTAATTTACATTATCCTTAAAATCAGAAACCTTAGAAACTCAAAATGAAGTACACACACATAAAATCATACCTACTTATTGGAGTGTTTTTTGCTATTGCATCTAACGCTAACGCTGGGCTTTTCGGTGGAAGCTGGAAGCCCTCTCCTAGTCTAAAGCTGTTCGGGCAGACAGTGTCTTGGCCTATTCCCTCATTGTGTTTAGGAGCGAAGGCTGGAGTCCTGCCTGACGCTGGCATTTCCCCAGATGGAATCAATTTTAAGATTCCTTACTTCTCGGTGGAATTGCCTTTCCCCAAGCTGACGATCCAAACAACTAACTCTGTGACTGACGTTAAGATTGGATCAATTGAGAAGTCTAAAAGAAAGGATAGCAAGTAATGTTAAAATCTAAAACTACTTGGACTGCAATAACTGGTGCGCTTGCTGGCGTTGCTGGTTATTTCACCGGAGAGCTTGAGCTTGGTGCTGCGGCTAACGTGGTGATTACCAGTCTTCTTGCCTTGTTTTTGAGGCACGGAATCAAGAAGACTGAAGCTGCGGCTAAAGGAGAAGCTTAATACTGTGACAGTATAATGGGCATCCTCAAACTCATTTATGCTATATTAAAAGCCGTCCCTGTTTTGGGGCGGCTTTTTAATAAAGCCTCAGAAAACATAAAGGAAAAGAAAGCTTCAGATAGGTATGAAGAAAAACTCAACCTTATTGATAGTGCTGTTGATAAGTATCATCGGGCCGGGTTGCGCGACAACAGTCCAGTACAACAACACGAAGGAACTGATGTCTCACCCGGAGTTCCCCAAAGCGGCGTTCCACGCCCCGGAGTTCACAAGGGCAGCACTCAAAAGATTAGCAAGCCTAGAGTACGAGCTAGAAAGAAAGTAGCTAAGAAGAAATCAGTAAAAAAGAAAGTAGCCAATGCCAAAGAAAAAAGACCCACGGCTCGCAAGAGCAGGAGTAAGCGGGTACAACAAACCAAAAAGGACTCCGAATCATAAAACAAAGTCTCACGTTGTTGTCGCCAAGCAGGGTGACAAGGTGAAGACGATAAGGTTTGGACAGCAAGGTGTTACTGGTGCTGGTAAAAACCCCACAAGTGCAAAGGATAAAGCCCGGAAGAAATCCTATTACGCTAGGCACAATGCTCAAGATAGCAGTCCCTCAAAATTATCAGCGCGTTATTGGTCGCATAAAGTTAAATGGTGATGAGCTTATATAAAAACATAAACAAAAGAAAAAAGTCTGGAACAAGTCGTTCCAAAAAAAACTCCACAATCTCAAAGAGTGCTTATGCTAATATGAAAGCAGGGTTCCCTAAGAAGAAAAAAGGTGGCAAAAAATAGCCTTTTTAAATCTCCGCGAATTAAAGTGGGACGGAAGTTAAGCCGATTCTTCCGGTTGTCGGATCGCTGGAAATCTCAAGGTCGGCAGACATTTCGCCAATTAAAGCATAGCTTAGTGAATCAAAGCTGTGTTTATTATCATCACTAGCCACATATCTACCAACACTGCTACCTCTCTTGAGGTATCTAAACATATCAATAGTTCCGATACAGTGGGCAGAAATGTGCAGCCTGTTCTGCATTAGTAAATCTTTAAGAAGCTTCACCCTTTGCCTTACTGACCCAGCAAACTTGGGTGCGCCTATAAGGTTTATTCTTCCTCCGCTTGCGGCTGCCACCACCCTGTGGTCATAGGAGTTTGCGCTTGCTCTATACCTGACCATTGAAGATGTGTCAGACCAGTGAGTCCACCTAACTTTATGCCCGATGTGTTCTTCTAGTTTCTCAATTCTTTCCATTGCCTCTCCGGTAAAGTCTTCAAGAGAGACATCTTGGTGAAGCACGATAAGTTCATCAAGCACAGTCCATCTGGTTCCGTTGAGTGTGTCTACCTTTTCTAAGATATGGAACGCATGGTTTCTGTCACCCAAATCCCACCCTCCAATAAGTTCAGTGCAGTTTTCTGTTGGCAGGATAACTTCCCAGTCACTTGCTATTGGGCTGTCTGTATTGCCGACAACATGGGTGTCATGCCTAAACACTTTTCCAAAATGAGCGTTTGTTGAAGATGCAGTCCACTTCCCTAAAACATATCTGTCATACATTTCCGGGTCTCCCCTAAATGTGGCTATCAAGTCCTTCTTGTCATACTCGGAAAGATAAGGGTTATCATCAATCATGGACTCAATGATTGAGAATTGTTCGGCATATTCTGGGTCTGGGTGGTCTTCTTTGTTTGGCTCTTCATACCACAATTTGTATATCCAAGAGTTTGTTCCTTCTTCGGCAGGGTTAGTGTCACCTATCCATTGGTGTGCCTTGTAATCCAATCCGGGCAAACGTAGCTGGCCTTTTGATATGGAGAACACACACATATCTTTAAAGTTGGATAGCTCAGAGAAAAATATTAATGAGAACCTAGTTCCTTTAATCTTCTCCTCAATATCGTGGTCAACATCTAAAGAATGAAGCTGGATTTCTGTCTCATTGCCGTGCATATTGCTGACCCGCAAGTAGTGCATCTTAGTAACCCCATCAACTTTAGGAGGAACAGTTATCTTAAACCCCATTAAGTTGGCTTCCCACTCTGGTAATATAAGGTCTACAAGATCAGACCACACGCCAGACTTAGCGTTGCGTATGGTTTTACAAAAGATTCCAACTCGCCCTCCCTTTGTTTCCCAGCAGTGCCTTACTAATCGGTGGAGGACTCCTATTGTTTTTGAGGAGTATCTAGGCCCACTGACCAATAGGTATCTTTTGGAACAGTTGAATATCTCAAGCTGCTTAGGACTGATTGATGGATACCAACACCCACTAGCATCAAGCGGCATATCTGTGATATCTTAACGATTTGCAGGCTTTATGGCAAATGAACTGAGAATAGACTTAACAGACCCGGCAATGCAGGAGGCGTTTGCTGACTGCCAGCCGGGAGAAACTCACACCATAACTATGGATATTTTGGTAAATGAAAACGGGGAGGAGTTGGTGGCTGACTTAGACCCGGATTCAGTTGAGAAGTATGGTAATGAATTTGATGAGGAGTATGACGAAGAAGAAGCTCCAAAAGCTGTGGCTATAATTATGAAGGAGGATGCCAAGAAAGCTTAGTAAGAAAAGCATCTTGGTTAACTACAAGGAAGACGAAACCGTAGATGCAGTTATCCAGTTAAATGGGCTAAAGCCCAAGACGGGGCGTGGTTACAGAAGCGTTTTGTATTTTGAGGGCAGGGTTAAAGAATCTGGTATGGTTGGATATGTTAAGCTTTGGAGGCCGGTGAGTAAGAAGAAGAGAAAGCAAATAATGGATCAGTTCTACAAAAACATGGTGGCCCAAAAGTCGCCTAAGATTATCTGATGATAGATTTAAATGTACTAACAAAGCGTGGGGTGACGGCAGAGGCCGCGAAGCAAGTTTTTGCTGGGGACGATTCAGACATATCCGATAAGGGTTTATATCTTCTGGACAGGATACAGGACAGGATAGACGAAGGGTTAAACCACTGCATACAGAACCATAAGATTTACCACGCATTAGATGTTGCGTGGGACGCCCCACTTAAACAAGTAAGCCATACCCTTGCCCATTCTCTTCAGCACGAAGACTTGAGTGAGGAGACTGTTCTTAATGCCGCCAGAGACTGGGGTCTTACTGGCATGATTGAGACAGTTGAGGACACAAAAGGACAGAAACAGAAGCTGAACCTTCCTGTGTTCTTTAATATTTTTGTCCCATTGGTGCGCTCATACGTTACAATTAGGTGGGCTAGAATTTACAATGACCGCAGGCAGTACCCATTGTTCAAGTATGAGATGGGTAAAAACACCACCACAAATAAACTGCGTTCAGAAATTTTAACAGATCGCGTACAAGTTATTTCCAATCAGTATGGTTACAGTGAGCTACTCAAGCAGTCTATATTCCATATGCTTCACTACGGTTGGGCGGCTCAATTCCCGCAGGAAGAGTGGCATTCTGAGAAACAACTAGCTTTAGATGAGGCTGGGGAAGAGGTGGAGAAATACACCAAAGAGGGTATCCGTTATCACCTTCCTCACCCAAGTCGCGTATTCATAGACAAAGCCCACAGGCCCACCACTTTCAACTCTGACTCAGGATGTACGTATGGCGGTTACTGGAGGATAATGCGGTACAAGGATATCAGAAGTAATCCTAAGTTTTGGAATACAGATAAGATAACCTATGGAAGAACAAGTGATCTGCTTGGCCGAGCTAAAACTTATCTTGAGTTGGTCTCTCCTTGCACTATGGAGTTCCCTAAAAGCAGGGCTTCATTCGGCATTACTGACAGAGAGGCCAGCATCAACACGGTTTATAAGACCGCTGATGATGATAAAGCGGTTCTAGTTACCGAGTATTATGAGAAACTTATTCCAAGTGAGCATGGCCTTGGTGATTATGATCATCCTATATGGTTTCGTTTCTGTTTGGCTAATGATGATACTGTTCTTTATGCTGCCCCTGTCCCTTATTGCCCAGTGGTTTACTACGCTTATGACCCGCATGAAGGGAAAAGCATTAACTCGTCATTAAGCCTTGAGATTGTTCCGTTCCAAGATCAAGTGGGGAATCTATTGAGCCAGTACTTGTTAAGCGTTAAGCAAAACCTAGCCAACATGACCTTTGTTGACACTGATCAAGTGCCAAAGGACATGATTGATAGGCTACAGAACTGGGGCGAAAAGCTTTTCAGAAGCTTAAACTTCATGCCCTTTTCAAGCAGGCAGAACCTC